TGATGTGTATATGACAAAGTTTGATTGTTGCTTTAAATGCTACATTCAGTGGGTTGAAGGTCGAGAAGAACGGTGGAAAACCGGATGGAGACCAGGAGATAAATAAATGGCTACAACACTAGAAATCATTCAAGGAATTTCACAAGCGGCAGCAAATGCTTACGATGGTGCTCACGATGAGCGCTTTGTCGACGGCGAACCAAAGAAGATTGGTTTGGCTAGAGAAGAAGGCTGCCCAATCATTGACTCAAGAGTCTCCGATGGCTTCGGTGTTAAGCTTATCGGCAACATGCTTCAGATCAACTACGAAGCAAACGTTCGCCTCAAGGATGTTTACGCAGGAAAGTTTGAAGAAGAATGCGAGCTAAAGCTTCAACAAATCGCAAACTTCCTCACAAAAGAATACAGAGCAATCACAGGCAGCGCCCTCACCCTCACACCAGAAGGTGAATGCACTTGTATCGTTCAGAACACAAGTCGTGTTAGAACATTCGTTATGGCTCACAGACTTTTCAAGGTTGCCCAGTTGACACAAGTCGACACACTTGGAGAAGCAGTTACTAATCCAATGGATGTTAAATTTCAGAAGTTCTTGAAAGAGGGCTCATTCGAATAAGAAGGAAGAATGTCTTATAAGCTATCCAAAAAAGAGATAGTAAAAGAAATCGTCAAATGCGGTAAAGATCCGGTTTACTTTACAAACAATTATGCGAGAATTTCGCATCCTATTAAGGGACTAATTCCCTTTAAGACCTATCCGTATCAAGCGGACTTGCTGCAAGATTTCAACGATTATCGATTTACAGTTATCCTAAAAGCTCGTCAGCTTGGTATTTCTACAATCGCCGCAGCCTATATTGTTTGGCTGATGCTTTTCTATCGAGATAAGAATATCTTGGTTATGGCTACAAAGTTCGCGACAGCAGCAAACTTGGTCAAGAAGGTTAAGGCTATTATGAAAAACCTTCCAGAATGGCTCGTATTAGCCGAGATATCAATTGACAACCGTGCCTCGTTTGAACTCTCAAACGGCTCTCAAATCAAGGCTGCGAGCACTTCAGGGGACGCTGGACGTTCTGAAGCCCTTTCCCTCCTGGTGCTTGACGAGGCTGCCCACATTGACAACCTTGAAGAGTTGTGGGCCGGTCTTTATCCTACAATTTCTACCGGTGGTCGTTGTATTGCTCTGAGCACACCAAACGGTGTTGGTAACTGGTTTCACAAAACTTATGTTGAAGCAGAGGAGTCAGCAAATGATTTCCATCCGGTAATCCTCCCGTGGAACATTCACCCAGAACGAGATCAAGAATGGTTCGAACGAGAAACCAGAAACATGTCTCGAAGGGAAATCGCCCAAGAGCTTGAATGCAACTTCAATACTTCCGGTGATAGTGTTATCCACCCAGAAGATATCACTTATCTTGAACAGCAAGTATCAGAACCAAAATATAGAACTGGATTTGATAGAAACCTTTGGATTTGGGAGCAATACAACAATGAGAACACTTACTTACTTGTTGCTGACGTGGCGCGAGGTGACGGTGCAGACTTTTCTGTTTTCCATGTTATAAAACTAGAAACCATGGAAGTGGTTGCCGAATATCAAGGTAAACCCAGCCTGGATTTATACGCTGACATTCTTAACTCAACTGGAAAAGAATATGGAAATTGTCTTCTTGTTGTTGAGAATGTGGGTATCGGTATTTCAGTTTTGGAGAAATTGACAGACCTTGGATATCCAAACATTTATTATTCCATCAAGTCAACTCACGAGTTTGTTGAAAGTCATCAAGGCGAAAATCATTCTGGTGCTGTCCCTGGGTTCACAACCTCGTCAAAGACAAGACCATTGATTGTCGCAAAACTAGAAGAATTCATCAGAAACAAACTAATTAAAATAAACTCTGTGCGTTTTACTAACGAACTGAGAACTTTCATTTGGAAAAACGGCAAGCCTCAATCAATGAGGGGCTATAACGATGACCTGATCATGGCTCTAGCCATCGGATGTTGGGTCAGAGATACGGCACTCACTGTAAATTCTAGGGAACAAGAATATAAGAAAGCTTGCTTGACATCTATGGTAAAAGTGAATACAAAGATTAATACTACGATACCCGGACAACAAGGGTATAAAAAAAGCGAAGCATTAGAAGATAAAATGTTTAAACAACAAGAGCAATACAAACAATACTCTTGGTTAATCAAAGGATAAATAATGGCAGACAATAAGAATAATCCAAATAATCCTCAGTCTGAGTTGTTTCGTCGTTTGACGAGACTTTTCTCCGGACCAATTACAAACTGGAGAACCCAAACAAACAGAAGAATCAAGAGAGTAGAACTGGATAAGTATGCTACTCAGTTTAGATCTGCTTCTGGGCAACAATTTAAGAAAGCTGCATACAGCCCGTTTGACGTTATGCAGAGCAAGATTATGTCTAATCAGAATAGATCTGAAAGATATATTGATTATGACCAAATGGAATATATGCCAGAGATTGCTTCTGCTCTTGATATTTATGCAGACGAAATGACAACCCATTCTTCCTTGAGCCCTATGCTTCGTATTGATTGTCCAAACGAAGAGATTAGGGCAGTCCTTCATTCGCTCTATATGAATGTTCTTAATGTTGAGCACAATCTTTTTGGTTGGTGTCGTTCGATGTGCAAGAACGGAGATTTCGTTCTTTATTTGGATATTGATGATAGAATCGGTGTTAAGTCTGTTATCCCTATTCCTCTCAGAGAAGTTGAAAGACTTGAAGGAGAAGATCCCACAAATCCAAATTATGTCCAGTATCAGTGGAACTCTGCTGGAATGACTTTTGAAAACTGGCAAATTGCACATTTTAGAATTCTCGGAAACGACAAGTATGCCCCATACGGATCCTCGGTTCTCGACCCTGCTCGTAGAATTTGGAGACAGTTAGTTCTTATGGAAGACGCAATGATGGCTTATCGTATCGTTCGTTCTTCTGAAAGGCGAGTCTTTTATATTGACGTTGGATCTATCGCGCCGCAGGACGTTGAGCAGTTTGTTCAAAAAACAATCACATCTATGAAGCGTAATCAAGTTGTTGATGCCAGCACAGGTCGCGTCGATCTTCGATATAACCCGCTAAATGTTGAAGAAGATTATTTCATTCCAGTTCGAGGCGGAGAATCTTCAAGAATCGATACGCTTGCTGGTGGTCAGTTTACTGGCGATATCGATGACGTTAAGTATCTCAGAGACAAGATGTTCTCGGCTTTGAAGATTCCGTCTGCTTATTTGTCGAGTGATTCCGAGGCACAAGAAGATAAAACAACTTTGGCTCAAAAAGACGTTCGTTTCGCAAGAACAATCCAAAGACTTCAGAGATCAGTCATTGCGGAAATGGAAAAGATTGGTATTGTTCACCTTTATACTCTTGGATTTAGAGGTGATGATTTGGTCAGCTTCAAGCTTCGCCTTAATAATCCTTCGAAGATTGCCGAACTTCAAGATCTTGAAGAGTGGAAAACTAAGTTTGAAATCGCAGGTGGCGCAACAGAGAACTTCTTCTCTCGTCGTTGGATTTCTAAGAACATCTTTAATCTTTCAGAGGAAGAGTTTGTTCGAAATCAAAGAGAGATGTTCCATGATCGTAGGTTTGAGGCAGAGCTTGGCGCAGTAGCGGAAGCAGCAACTGCTGAATTCAATGAAGCTATCGGTACAGATCTTGGAGAAGAAGACCTTGGTGGAGCCGAGGGATTAGGTGATGAAGGCGCTGGAGACTTGGATCTTGGAGGGGAAGAAGCTGGCGGGGAAGGCGCTGGAGACTTGGATCTTGGAGGAGAAGAAGGTGGAGAAGAAGAAGGTCCACTTCTCGCCGCTCCCGCGAAGAGAGACGATAGGGATCGTAAAACAACCAAAAACTCTCAGGGTCAGCGAGCAAAAGGCAAAAAGTATGTTTCTACTACTAAGCGAGGCGGAGATGGTAGAAACGGCAGAATTCAGAATTACACAAACATTGCGATTCCAAAACCAAAAGATATTGTTTCAGGATATTCGGATATGAAACAACTATCTCGTGGAATTTACGAATCACAACAAACTACTTACGACAGCGATGAAAAGCTACTATTTGAAGTATCGACTGAAATTCGAGACTTGATTGCTGATCTAGAAAAATCGGAGACTGAAATAAATGAAAATGAAGCACAATAAAAAGCGTAATACTGCTTTTATCTTTGAAGCTTTGATTCGAGAGTTGACAAAAGCTGTTGTCGCTCAAGATAAGCCAAAGCAAAAGAAGATTGTTAAGATTATTAGAGAGAACTTCAAAGGAAGAACTCTTCTTGCAAAGGATCTTGAAGCATACAAGACTATTCTTGAGTCAAAAGATCTCGATAAGAAAACAGCAGAAAAGCTTATCTTTGAAGCAAGAATGATTAAGATGTCGATTAATCACAAAGTTCTTTTCGAAAAGCAAAGCGAAGTCATTGATCTCATTAACAAAGAAGTCTCACCAGAAGTTTTCAACAACTTCGTTCCGAACTATAAAGATCTAGCAACAGTCTTCCAGATTTTTCACCCAAGAACAAAGGCAAAGCAAAGAGTTCTTCTTGAAAATCAAGTCATTGAAAATATGCTCTCCGGTGAAGCAAGAGAAAGAGAATCAATTAAGCCAATCGACAACTTGACATACAAGACGTTTGTCAAGAAGTTTAATGAAAAGTATGGCGAATCTCTTCTCTCCGAGCAAAAAGAACTTCTCAAGCATTATATCGGATCTTTCTCTGATAACGGCATCGATCTCAAGGCTTTCTTGAGCGAAGAGATTGGTCGCTTGCGTGAAGTCGTTGAGAGTTCAACTCAGCTTGCAGAAGTCAAGCAAGATGAAGCAATCCTAGAGGGGACACAAAAGGTTCTTGATGTTATTGATGGGTTTAAACAAAGGGACATTGATAACAAGTTTATCCATGATGTCCTCAAGATCCAAAATCTTGCAAAGGAGATTGAAGAATAATGGCACTCATGACGGTCACTATCGGTCAGGAACAGAAAGATAGATTTGATATCGAACTTCAAGCTAGAAGATCACTTGACGGAAATATTATGATTTTCGATCACAAAGAGATTGATATTGTCGTGATGCCAAAGAAAAATAAGATTGTCACATTTGCTAAGAAAGAACCATCCGACTCAGTTTATTCAGCGCAAGACCGATTTTTTGAGTTTATGAATACAAAGGGTCTCGTTCAATTCGGCACAGTTCGTGGTGGAAATATTTATGGCTCTATTGAGGGGCTAATTTGCGAATCCGATAATCCACAAAAGAATCGCTTTGATTATACTCTTTATGGAATCTATCAATTTGTCCAACAAGAGGCTCCATACTATAACTACCTTGAGAGCTATGAAGAAATGCTTGACGATTACTATACGGACCCAACAAAGGAAGACTCCACAGAACTTGGTGAAGTCCCACAAGCAACAGAGAAAGGCTCCATTCGTCCAGGTTACACATACGAGCCTTATTGGATGAGTTATATGCTTGAAAATCTACAGAAGGAAGACTAATGTCATTTATAGAATTGGTTTATTTTGTTTTGTCTGCTTACGGGCTGACCCAGATCCTTTGTTATGGTAGAATCTTTAATAGAATCAGACCAAAAGGTTATTTCTGGTCTTGTCCAATGTGTGTTGGCTTTTGGGTCGGAATGTTTTTATGCGTCATTAATCCATTGACACAACTATTTATGTTTGAGGTCACAGTAGCAAACATAATGCTTTGTGGTTTCATAAGTTCTGGGACTTCTTATACCCTTAGTATGGTATTTGGTGATTCTGGAATAAACTTGGAGACCAAGAATGTCACTCAAGAGATGGATGATTCGCGGAGTTAGGCGCTGCAAAGCAGGCTGTTGACTACTTTAAAGAGGAAATAAAATGAGCAAAGTATTGCT